ATTCTTCCGCTGCATTAGGCGGTGACTTTTACACAGCGTTACAAAAAGGCACTTTGTCAATAGACGAAATGATGGAAGCGCTGGTCAACTTAGATAAGAATGGATCAGGCAAATTTGAGGCGCTCTCAGAGATAGCTAAAACATCGACTGGGGGCATTGAAACAGCCATGACTACGATGAAACAAAGTATCAGTAACGCTATGGTGGCGATTATTCAAGAGATAGGTTTTGACAATATCACTGGAGCGATTGAGGGAATCAAAGGGGCTTTGGTTGGCATTGTGCAGACGATTGGTGGAGTAGTCACCTTTATCACTACAAACTGGGCTTCACTCCAGCCTATTTTCACGGCAATACTTAGCTTCTTGGCCGCAATCATGGTTTACTTCACCACTATCCAAGCATTTGCCAAATTATCCGCGCTGTTTAATCTAATAATGGCAAACCCAATCATCTTAGTGATAGGAGCAATTATTCTAGCAATCACGCAGCTCATTATCCACTTTGACGAAATCAAAGCTACAGTTGAGATGGTATTTGCTGCAATCAGCGAAGTAGTAGGCAACTTCGCCACATGGATCGGCGGAGTGTTTCAAGGAATTTGGGACACTGTAACTGGGATTTTTAGCGGGATTGGTGAGTTTTTCGGCAATATATGGCGGACAATCACACAGATATTTGTAAATATAGGTATGACTATCGCTCAAGCAGTGACCGGTGCCTTTAAGGGCGCAGTGAACGCATTGCTCAGTTTTATTGAGAACTTCATCAACACTCCGGTCAATATACTTAATGGGTTTATTGGAATAATTAATGACGCATTTGGTTGGCTTGGTGTAAATCTTAGCCACATTGAAGGCGTACACTTACCGCGCCTCTACACTGGTGGCATTGTCCGAGGGGTTGGCACTGATACTAGTGACTCCAACCTTTACGCATTGTCAAAGGGCGAATATGTGATTCGCGCATCTGCAGCGCGTGAAATTGGCTACGAAAATCTGAATCAGATGAACGAAACCGGCACAATTAGTGGAGGGCAGACTAACTACTTTACAATCAATGGCTATAATAAATCGCCAGAAGAGCTGGCAAACATAATATCTCGCAAAATTGCATTTAACCAGAGAGGAGTGATTGGCTAATGAATGACAAACTCTATATTAAGAAAATAATCCGCGACGATGGGGCATCATTCGCTTTTGATGGCCAAGAGATTTATCTAGCTAAAGACAACACTCTACTGGTCCGGCCTGATCCTAACACAACAGCGGTAGAATTTACAGAGGCTGATGGCGGCGAAATGGTCCGCCAGCGTAATGCGACATATACACAGGATGTTAAAGGAATAATTGTGCCAAAGACTACGGATTATTGGACTTTAACATCTTCTTTGTCGCTATTCTTTCAAATAAATCATACTTACAAATTGATTTACATCAAAAAAGATGGCACGATGTTTGCCACCTCTGGGGCATGGATTTCAATGGGCTTGCAAATTGTACCAGTACCACATGAGAATTATTCAAACTGGTCAATTCAGTTTACTTTAGGGAATGTAAACTGGACAGAATACTCTGAAGATAGCAGCGGCCACGAAACCTTTGCTAATTCTGTAGTATTGCCATTGATCAGTGCTAGTCTAGGGGGCGAGTATTGGGACTCTGTGGGTCTTGTAGCCGATTCTGTGGGTGAAGTATGGGAAGCGGGCAATGGAGGCGTTCAGACGGTCAATATTGCGTCCACACGGCTACTTTATCCTGTATGGGTAGTTAATGGGCCATGCGTGAATCCAAAACTCCAGAATAACACTACTGACACCAATGCTGAATTTGATGGGACAGTAGCGGCAGGCCAGACTTTAACGGTTGATTTTGCGGCCGGGACAGCTTATCTCAACTCTGCTTTAGTAACTAGATATGTCTTTGGCTCCGTTTCATTCGTGCCAGGGGACAATTTAGTCGGATTTAATAGTGATGGCGGTGAAACAGACACATCAACTATTTACTGGAACAATGTAATCGGTTAGGAGGTTTATGAATAGACTTTTGTTATACATAGGCGACACGCTCTTAGGGGATATTAACAAATTTGCTAAAAATCGACATCTAACTGAAACGCTAAAATCTGAGGCTGAGAATGCGGCCGCGGATACTTTCACTTTTGACATGAATTGGAAGTTATATCAAGACTTTGTGCGCAAATATTTTGATGATGATCCAGCACGGCTCTTAAGAGTAGGCAAAACAAGGGTAGTTTTTGAAACTGATGGCTATGTTCGCTTTGCTGGCTATTTGTCAGCTAAACCAGCCCGCTCTGGGCTTGGCGCGGACCAGACACTATCTTTGACATTTTATGAGTATTTTGCGCGTCTTAGCGGTGATTTAGTATGCGATCCAAACAACACTAATTCACCAATGCGAACTTTTAACAATGTAGCAGCTAATGATTATGTGAAGGCTCTCATCAATGAGTTTTTGGCCAGAGCTTCTGCGGCCGGTGAAACACTAAACTGGACTTGGGGAACAGTAAACACGCTTAGAGCCAAAAGTATCACCTATAAGAACTTCCAAACCATCTCTAAGGCCCTCTGTGATGCTATGAACAACGTAGAGGGAGCAGGCAAGTTTGATGTGGTATTTAGGACGGATCCAGAAGATTATACTCACCAAATTATCGATATTTTGAAACCAAGAGGGAAGAACAAAAACATTATTGTCAAATACCCAGCTGATGGGGTTTATAAGCTATGGGCCTCGAATTATTCTATAGATGAAACAAATGACTATGCGAGCCATGTTTTAGTCGCTGGGAATGGCCAAGTGGGCGATCCAACCACCGGCGAACAAACAGCTAAGCTAGGCACGGCCAGCAATCTCGACTTCGTGTCTGATTATTGCTATTGGAGGACTTATGAAACCGCTTCAAATCTCTACAGCCAGAATGCGGTCGATAATTATGCTGACACTCGCTTATCACAGCTCGACTTCAATCTTGAAACTCCAAACATCTCTTTAGTTGGCCGTCCGATTGCGTGGGGACAAGCTGAAAATGAGGACAATGGCTTGGCACTAGGCGATTCATTCTACTTTGAAGAGAACACTGATGACGGCTCCGATCACTCCGGCTACTACAGAATTATAGGGCTTGACACGGCTTGGGATGATAATGGAGTGGCCACAGTAAACCCAACACTAGTGGAGGATAATTAGTGAATCGCTATGTGCAGCAAAAAATCGTAGAGCTAAGGAATGAGCTCCAGGCTCAGAAGGTTTACAGCGGGCTGTCTTATTCGCAACTACTCTTCCCAGAGAATACGCCATCGCTATCATATACCGGGACCGCAAATCTATCAGGATCAGGCGAAACACCGGTTGCGCGTATCCGGTTTAGATTTACTAGAACGGATGGCATCAATGAAACTCCGCTCGTCAATTTTGCTTATGATGCTTCTTATTCGCCTAGCTATAAACAATTTGCTGAGGATAATGGCTGGACGTTTACTGGCCAAGATTTTTCATTTTTTGAACGTGACGACATCTCTGGATATATTAGCGAATCAGGTGACAATTATGTTGACTTTTTCGTCGATTATAACTACACAATCAGGAGCGCTCTTTTTTCGCTATCTTCGATTGGAATCTCTATATCTTGCCAGGCAATAGTAGCAGTGAATGGGACTTTAAGCGTGGAGCGAGTGATATGAATGAGCGAACAGAGAAACAGTTGAAAAGTATTGAGCAAGAGATTAAGGCACTCAAGACATCCTTTGAACAATCAGCCAGCTCTATGGAAATTTATACAACTAGGACAACTTTTACTACTCAATCTAATAAATTCACAGCTACAAACCCATCTTATGACTACACACAATGGTCTAGGATAGTTGACTACTACTATAAGCATTCTAGCTCTGATCCAAATAGTTATTATGCAGACGAGCCAGTTATTGTGACATTTAGGAGTGAAAATGGTCAGAATGTCTTGGCTAATTTAGAAATTGGTGCCAATGGTGATACTACAAGCTTTTTGAAGATAACGAGAGTGCCTTTTAATGGTGGAGCAAGATGGAAGATATTGTGCTATCCAATACTAGAGCCAATCGGTAATCCATGGCAATATGTAGTTAGAAGCCCGTGGAATTTAGACATAGCGGTACAGGCTGGAGTCAGAGGCACTTTGGAGGTAAAGATGGCATGGCAATAGATACAGAAAAAAGAATCCAAATACTAGAGGATGAGCTTAAGGCTCTAAAGGCCACATATTCAATTTATGGCGGGGCGATGAAAACTTATCAATCTATCTCACAATCATTTAGTTGGAGCTGGAGCTTGCCGGAAATCATCCCAGTGGTTAGATTTACATCAGATTGGGAGCGGAATAAGAATATCTTAGTGGCATCAGTGAATGTTGAGATGAGGGACGAGAATGGGAATGTAATTTTTTCGCCACCAGAGTTGTCGCTTGACATTCAAAACAAGAATGGCAGTATCGACATTCATATTTTGCCAAATATCGACATGAAAAGTTTTAGAGTGGCTCTTTACTCCACATCACCCGGCACATTCACGCGGATTCAATAATTGTGCTATAATTAGTGTAACGATACGCCAC